AATCTATTTGCCAGCTTCATGGAGTGACTATGGATATTGTTAGCTCCGGGCCACACAATGATTGGGAAATAGTATTCGACGCACCACCAAAAATGTGTTGGGTTTCTGGCACATCTACCGCCGTTGTTTACCACGGTGATAGCTTGCGTGGCGTTGTAAGTTACCTAAGAAACGAATTGAAATTTGGTTTCTTTGATGCTGACCAAGAGACACTTCAGCAAACAGGACAAGCGTGATGACACTTTACCAAACCAGACCTGACCACGGTACGCCGCACACAGGCAACTATGCTGCTTACGTGCGGGTCAGTACTGATGATCAGGATGTAAAAAACCAAGAGTCGGCTATCAAAGCCTACCTCAATGGTGGTGACCATAAAGTAAAGTGGTTCCGTGAGGAGGGCGTAAGCTCTGGCACTGACTGGCATTTACGTCACGAGCTACACAACTGCTTTGAGTATTGCCGCAAAAACAATGCAACAATGGTAATCTATTCGCTAGACCGGTTGAGCCGTTCGATGTGGGAGACACTCCGTTTCTTTGATCAGGAAGTTAGCACAGGCAAGATGAAGCTTGTCATTGTTGATGACCCAACCATTACAGACCCTATGACCTTGAGCATGAGAGCTATGATGGCACAGCACGAGCGTCGTAAGATCCGTGAACGTACCAAAGAAGCCTTAGACCGTATCCAAGCGGAAATAAAAGAGAAGGGCTTCCACATTACCAAAGCGGGTAAAAAGATAACTAAGCTTGGCATACACGACAAGCAACCTGAAGCCTCAAAGAAAGGCTCAGAGGTAAGCAAGGCTAAAGCAGACGCCCGGGCAGGGGACGTATGGCCTATCATAGAACGTTTGCTAGAACAGCAGATCAGCTACCGTGGCATAGCCCGTGAGCTTAACAAGATGGGTATTCCTACACCCGCTAAACGACGCAACCCGGATCTCGCTAGAAAAACAGAGTGGTATCCAACAAGTGTGCGTAACTACGTATTAAGAATGAAAGGAGCAAACCAATGAACGAAGAAATTTTGGAAGAACTTTATAAGAAGTGGGCTTACGCAAATATGTGTCTTGAAATAAAAATAAATGAGGGTGGGCGTATGACAACAGACCCAGAAGAACGGTGGATAAAAGACTACTGCCTTTCTACATTGAATAGACAACGCTTTGTTCAATACATTCAAAGAGCCGCTTACGAAAACGTGGGACTAACTACACGAGAGCTTGTAAAGTTACTTAACTGCTCCCGAAAGGCAGTTGAGACAATGATTAACGAGTTAGAACCGTCAGATTTCATTGAAAAAACAACAAATAAAAAAGGTATTTATACTTACAAAGGAACTGATAAGCTTCTGAATTTTCACTTAAATTATTCTAAGTGGTTGTTTCGAGCTTGCTTCCAAGTTGGCATCAGACACACAGCTACAGCCATCAACGAAATTGAAAGCCTGAAAGAGCATGACGGTGTGAAGTTACTACGCATATAGATGCGAAGTTGTTTCATATTGAAACTAGAATAAACCCTGATAATGTTTAGAACATGAGGAGTATGATGACAAAACGTAACCAGAATAAACACAGAAGAAACCTGACTGTGGACTATATGCGTTCAGGTCGGATGCGTTTTAAACGTCGATTGGACGTACCGATGTGGCATATTGATCATTTAAATAAGACAGTAGAAATACTGACGAGCCTTGCGGAAGAACTAACTAATTTAAGAAAGAACAATTCGTTTCGTAATGCTGATAAGTGTATGTATGCCCAAACCGCAATAAGCTTTGCAAATGGTAAGCTTGCGAGTATGCTACCGAAAGACCCTCGTGAACGGGGAGCCGAGCTAGGTGAATACACCGAACAAGGCTGGGCTAACCTCAATGGTCACGCCGAACTACTAGCGCGTGATGACTTAAACCAAGAGCAACAACAGCCCATATGGAGGCGCAGACAAAACCCTGAAGGGTAGTCTAGTGTTTACAAAAAGTGGTCTGGGGTTTGCACAAAATAGGCAAGGAGCGATTATGCTTACACAACAAAAACTTATGCCGGGAACCTATATGGGCTTTTCGCATAATATATATTATCCTAGAACCCCCTCTTTAGACTGCATTGGAGAACAGTATGTTTAAACTGTTCTTGCAGGAAACACTGGCTACACTGTTCTTTCTGGGCTGTCTGTTCAGTCTGTACTGTATTTTAGTATTTGGGTGCGCGATTAGTGACACTTGTGCAGCAGCACAGGGGTACTAATCATGCCAAAACTTACTAAAACTGGCTACGAAATAGGTAGCAGCGAAGCTGGTGCGATTGTTTTACATAAGACTAGCTTCCAATCACGGCATGAGGTTTTAGAAAACCACAAGCTAGCTAGGGCAGGGGTGCAAGCCATTGACGAAGTACGCAATCAACGTGCGCTACGTCGTGGGACACACCTTGAAGCTGGGGTTGCAGCGTGGGCCAATGAAGAAATCGAACGCTTGTCAGGCGGTGATGCTATTATGTTTGAGCCTACTGAAGCCTACCGCAAGGAAGGTTTGGGCGTTGCGTCAAGCATAGATAGGATCATTGAACTGAGTGAGCCTTTGACTTTACCCAAGCCAGACGGTGATACACTGACGCTACACGGGCAAGGTATCGTTGAGATAAAGACTGATTTCTATCATCACGACAAACCTAAACCTGAGTGGGTTGTTCAGGTCATGCACCAGATGTTCTGTGCAGAAATGAACTGGGCAATCATTGCTTGTATGTGCCAAAAGGGACGTCTGCATTTGTACCCGGTCATGTGGAACAAACAGCTAGTTGAGAAAATGGTCAACGCTTACGCTGAGTTCTGGGAACTTGTTAAGTCTGACGGGGAGTACCCGCCTGTGGCAGAAGACGAGAAGCCTGAGTATGTAGATATAAGTGACAAGCTACCTGAAACTAATCAGGATCTACAACAACTCTGTGCGGACTATCACAGGGCTGCGGGTGAGGAACGTCACTGGAAGAAGCTCAAAGAAGAAATCAAGCTTGGCATTACCCTGACCTTGGATGGACTTGGTGTGGAGTACGCTACCATCCCGGGCTATCAGATAAAGGCCGCTTCTCAAACCAAAGAAAAAAAACAATCTATTGGCACTGGTGAGTTTTACGAAGCCTTGTCATTTACTATCAAGGAAACGAGCAATGAATAGTTTAGTAACCAGCCGTAAAACATTGCAGCCGCAAACAATGGAAGAGGCTATAAAATTTTCTGAGGTCATAAGTAAGTCTGGACTTGTGCCAAAAGACTACCAAGGGAAACCAGCTAATTGCCTAGTTGCTATTCAATGGGGTATGGAGTTAGGTCTAGCACCGCTTCAGGCACTTCAGAACATCGCTGTTATCAATGGCAAGCCATCAGTCTATGGAGATTCATTACTGGCTATGGTGAGGGCTGATGACCGTTGTATGGGTGTAGAAGAAACTCAAGAGGGTGGGGTTGCTACTTGCATAGTCAAACGTAGACTTCCTGACGGTAGCATTGAAGAAGTCAAAAGAACTTTCTCAATGAAACAAGCACAGCAAGCTGGGCTATCTAATAGACCTACTTGGAAAGCTTACCCGGACAGAATGTTACAACACCGGGCGAGGGGGAACGCACTGCGTGACGCTTTCCCTGACGTTCTGCGAGGCATCATAACAAGTGAGGAAGCACAGGACTATGATGAACCGAAGGATGTAACGCCGACACAAGAAGCTGTGGCTGCACCGACGCTTGAAGCTTTGACTGAACCACAGGTTGAGGAAGCTGAAGTTGTGCAAGAGGAACCCGCATCACAGTTTGATAAGATCCTTGAAAATATCGTGCCAGAGAAAACGGAAGCTATCGTTGCAGAGGATTTTAAACTCTACGTTCCGAACAAAGAACCAACGACGTATCAGCAACCACTGGACTACATGGATGCCTATAACGATTTGTTGTTGGCAGTTCGTAGGGCTTCAAGTCTTACTCCGGCAGTTCGTCGTACCAAAATGAAAGAGTTGGAACAAGAGAACACTGACACTTTCGCCACATTACCTGACGATATGGTTCAAGAATTAAAAGATAAACGCAAGCAGTACAACGCTGGCTTGAGCATTGAGGAAAAAGAAAATGGATAAGATAGGATTAACTGCACGACAGAAGGAAGTGTATGAGTTTCTACGAGCTTACCACAATACTTACGGAGTGTTCCCGTCAACCCGGGAGATAGCTCAAGGGAAGATAGACGGGCAAACCATCTTGCAAAAACGGGTGGAAAGTAATGTTCATGCTTTGTTGAAAAACTTGCAGAAACGTGGGTGGATAGAGATTATGCCCTACACACCCAGAGGTATTCGTATTTTATAGAAGGTCACTGTCAGCTTTTCTGGCTCCACCTTTACCACTGACAAAAGATTTGACACGGCCCATCGCCCACTGGTGGGCCGAAGTCTTTGGTCTACTACCCTGAGAATAGTACGCCCCCAAACCTCTACGATACACCTTGTTTAGTTTATCCTTAGAAAACTTGCTTGCGCCCGGGATACCATCAAACTTAGCCATTACGTTTTACTCCTTTGTTCAGATATTCTATCCATCATTGCGGGGGTCAGCTTGCCCATTAGATACAAACGTCTGGTGCGTTTGATTTCATTTCTAGTTTTGTCCGGGTTGCTAGATCCCTTGACGTACTTCTTTGGCAAGCCAGACTTTTTATCCTTGGCTACCTTCTTAAACTTACGCTCCATTAGTTATCTCCTAACCATTCGTAAATTTTCTTAGTTTGCTCTATGCGATCTTTCAGGCCATGAGTGCCACCGTTTACACGTTTGGTCACAGCTTTAATCGTATCATCATCAATACCCTTGTCACATATTGTAAACAATTTGTTGTACCTGAAAAACCATAGGGCAGATTCGAAAGCATACTCGGTTTCAACAAACGCTGGATGTTTCATTACATCAGGCAAACGCATATCACTGCTAAATGATCTATAGTTAGAACGTCCTGTGAGTTGAATGAAACCTTTGCCAGAAAATTTAAAGCCATCCCCTGACGCTTCGTCACCATTGCCCATACGATTTGAGTATACGTTATTTGCTAATGCTTCTGGGTTTTTTGCGTAGGGCATTGCATCCTCTACAGATTTAAATCTGCTAGGCCAAACCGCCATCAATCTTTCTGGTGTACTGTAATACAAGCCTTCTTTGGTACGTTTAAACCCACCGCTTTCATGGTGAGCTTGTCCTAGCAAGTGCGCCCCACGCTTATCTGATAGTTCGTAATGCTTCGCTATAGCTCTAGCTGTGTTAGGGCCAAACGATCCATCGTCTTTTACACCGCACTTAGCTTGTAATATTTTTAATGCGTCACTCATTTTTTACTATCCGTTCCTTTCAATTTGTCGAATGATCTAGCTCCAGCCATGCCAAGCATTCCTAATAAAAGGGGCATCATAACTGACATATCAGCTTGCGGAATAACAACACCGAACCCGGCACAAATTGGGCTAACGATGTAGTTCACACCAAGACCAATGCCTCCGAGCCAGCCAATAAGTGGACGCCACGACGACTGAAACCAGTTGCCTTTGGCGTCAGCTTTCAATATTTCTAACTGAGCAAGTGCAAGCTCCTGACTATGACGGTCTGCCATCGTAGCCACCTCATGGGCTAATTTTGCAGCTTGATCTTTGTCTTGTATAACTTTTCCAAGAAGACCGCTGACAGGTTCAATTAATTTATCTATCATGATTGCTTATCCTTGAGTGTGTTAAATCCAAAATATCCCACCACCACAGTTGAAGCTGCGACAGAATAAACTGTAGCAATATCTGTGATTAAAGATGCGGCTGTATCAAAACCTAGAAGTGATGCTAGTAATATAATGAAAGGGTAAAGAAGCATTCCCGCACAGCAAGCTTTAACAAGAAATCTTTCTGTGTTTCTTTTCTCATCAGCATCAGCAATTTTTAATTTACGGTCTTCTATTTCTAGGGCTAAAAATTCATCTTTTTCCAAAGAGCCGTTACCATTTTTATCTAACTTCTCAAACTCTGTCATTCTCCATAATCCTATCTGCTACTCGTTTGTCCGTGGTCTGAATGACCACCTTTCCGTTTTTGTAAATCACCCATCTGTTTCTCTTAACCTCAACTATCTGCATCCAATTTGACGCACTCAATTATCATGTCGTTTGAGGTGACCAGCACCCCGGCTTTGTCTCGTTCGATTTGGCAAAGCTCCTCACTGGGATAGCTATCCAACAAATAATATTGGAGGTGGTCAGTGCGTATGAAATGAAACCAAACAAGAGCGTAAATCATTACCACACTCCCCGCATACGACCTAAGTACCAAAGTCCAGCAACAGCCGCCGAAGCTATAGAGCCAAGGGCCACAACCGTTACCGTCAACTCAACTAATTCTTCACGTTTTTTTTGCGCTTCTATCTGTGCTTCTTTACGCCTACGTCTTGCCTCAACTTGGAATTGTTGCCACTTTGCTAGTGTTCCCGGCTTGGCATAAAGTCTTAAATATTCTTCAAGCTCCCGACGTTTTTCTGCTAGTTGTTCCATGTGCCAAAATTCTTCGAAATCATTGGCATCTTTGCCTAACGCTTTAGCCCAAGAAGAACTTTTTTTCTTTGATACTTGTT